AAGGCCAACATACTAGATGCTCGTCTGGCTTCCGCTTTTGAAAGGGTCTTAAAGGATCATATATTCCTAGCTAGTGCAATACAAGACCTACTAGACAGAGTTAGCTCATTGGAGTCCGCTTCAAGCCAACTTTCAATTTATAGTTTTAGTCAAATAGATTACGGAAGCTTGGTTGGCAGCAGCTATGCCGTTGCCGGAACAGAACTACTTAGCTTTGATCCAATATATAATGTAATAACTTTGCCGAAAGTATCAAGTGGCTCTTTTTCTAAGCTAAAGTTTGGTGAGTCTGGTATTGGTCAGATTGTCCCAGATTACTTTAAGGCTAGAATCGACAATAGTTACCCAGGGGTTGATACAGCCGGTGCCATTATAGACAGTACTCCAATCTACAACTGCATCCTAGACTCAGCTGATAAAGTTTGGAAAAGATCAATAGTTTCCAGTACAAACCCTACAACGGGAGCACAACTTATGTTGTACGTTAAAATTCCAAGTGATTCTATTGGAACCTTAAAAACCAATGTAATTAAGATAAATCCATTTCCCTGTTTTTCTTCAGACATCTATTCAATAGAGTATACGTCTGACTCTAATCCGAGTCTAACAACTGCTGATACCTGGATTCCATTAAATAAAAACAGTTATTATGACGGAGTTTCTTCTGCAATAGGAAAAGTTGCACCAGGTGGATGGAGCTCCATTGGCTCTGACTCAATATTAAACTCTGGAGCGTTATGTTTTCAGTTTCCAGAAACAGATGTGACGGCAATTAGAATTAAAATGAACCAAAGAAACTATCTACTAGAGGGATCTCAGTATGTTTATACTTATGGATTGTCTGATTTGGATGTAAGATATGAAAAGTACCTACCAACAGGTAGAACAATCATCAAGTACTCTGCTCCAGCTGGTCAAACTATAGAGGAAGTGACAAATGTCGCACCAATAATCTACAATGTTCCAGAAAGTCAATTAGATGAAGCTTTTAGTTATAGGATCATTTATGACGATAATGGGGTTTACAGCCTCTCCAACCCTGGTTCAAACAATCATGTTTGGATAGAAGTAACCTTAAATCAGTTGGCTGATAAAACCGCTCCAGTTCTTTCTGATTTAATCATTGAATATATCTAAAGTAAAATTACTATAATATCACAGATTTCTGATAAGGAGAAAATAAATGGCCACTTTTTACGTAGGACCTAGACCAGTATTGAAGGGCAGATCATCGTCTGAAATGACCAACCCTTATACAACAATGACTGGCAAGTCAAAGGGTACTGGGACATATTCCTTTTACCCTCTATATAGCACTAGTCACGTTTTAGACGGTGCTCCCGACAACCATTATGTTCCCGGAACTGGAGAGCACCCCGGTAACCGTTTCCTTTCACAGGTATTTAACGGAACCACCCTATACATACATCCTCTTTCCGGTACCTTCGCTGACGGTAGCGCAACATACGACGGTGCCAGATTTAGACCTTTGGAATTTAAGGGTCTTGACGGGGCTAAGGTTTTTGGTTCTGGATATGGACATGATGGTACAAGAGTTACAGAGTATTCGCTATACAGCAATTACATATTTGACGGCGTAACATCTGCTAACATATTCGCAAACACAGGTCATGGCCCAAGAACAGAAGCAGAGGGCGCACCAGATTCATTCGGTTTGTTTAGACCAAGTGAATTCCAGGGCGTTACAAGCTCCGTTATATTTACCAGTGGCTATGGTCAAGCAAATGTAACTGGAGATTATGGTCGTGAAAAAGTACAAGAATGGTACGGAGTCCCTTCGGCTAAAGCTCTCTGATGCAATATCCACCCCCCTTATTCTTGAAAAGCAAGAAAGGAAAAGTGGCACAATAGCCTGGGGTGGGTTAGCATTGGGAATTATAGCGTACGATATATACGCTATAAAGTCCAAAAAGATTGAAACATTAACTAGATCTTTTTGGAGATTAACTGAAAAACCATTAACAGGAACTATACCAATAGGAGTGTGGCTAGGTTTAACTTTTCATCTTCTTATAGAGAAGTTGGTTAGAAAAAGTATTCTTAATCAAAAGGAGTCATATGAATAAGCTATACAAAGATATTATAGAAAGAGCAGCATGGACAGCAGCTCAGGCTTTTCTTGCAATCTATACAGTTGGCGGAGTTGACGAACTAAAGTCAGCAGCTGCGGCTGGAGTTGCAGCGGGCATTAGCGTTATCAAAGGCTTTGTTGCAACAAAGGTTGGAGACAAAGAAAGTGCGGCCACACTAAAGTCGTAAAGAGCATTTCATATTGGCTTTGACGTGGTATAATATACCAACTGACAAGTCGTACAATAGCGACCCCGTCACATTTCGACGGGGTTGTCTATTTATATGGTTAAGTATATAGGTTTAAGTTAATTTATGTGAGATTATTCAGGGATAAAATGTCAATACAAGAAATTGAAAATGCAATTCTAGAAAAATCATTACCGATACCAGTAGCAGAAAAGTATCTAAAGCTTTATGTGGCAGATGTGCCCTGGGATCAGTCAATTAAAACATTGTGGAGCAACTCTATTAATAAAACTCGCAACGAAGAGTTGTCCAAGGAGTATGTCAAAAAAGCTATAAGCTGTGCAACGATACTTCCATTTTTGGAAAAAACAAACATACCTGATCCACCAACACAACTTCTCTTTTGGTGCACAGGGTGGGCCCAATTCAATAAAAGAGATTGGTTCTCTTTGTATTTAGATATCTTAAAAGAAGATGTAAGAGTATCTCAATTGAGAAATGAATTAATACAAATTGGCATAATTGATCCAATCGACGTTTCTCCGATAACAAGACAGGCTTACAACTGGCTGCATCAAAAAGCAGAGGAATCCGAATCCCTATCTGATACCGAAATGCAGAACCTATCGATTAAGTTTGCAAATCTGGTAAAAGCTTATGGCGGTGCCGTAATATGCAATATGTTCATTAACCATAAGCTTAACGTGGAAAAAGTTTTTAACTGGAGAAGTGGCTACTTCTTTGAAAAGCAAGTACACAAAGTCTATTCAATAGATCAAATAAAAAAGATAAAGTCAGCGGAGTTAAAGAAAACTAACAACAAATATGTAAAAAAGGTAGGAGTATAAAATGTCTGATAGTGTTCAAATGTTTACGTTTCGTTTAAGCGATGATTTCGTAGATCCATATAGATTACTTAAGCCACCCTTTGGCTACGCCGACGCTGCGGGAAACTCTGTTGGTGAAATAACTTTTCTTAGAACATATTCTAGAATGAAAGAAAATGGAACAAAGGAAACATGGGTCGACGTTTGCGAGAGAGTCATTAATGGAATGTACTCTTTGCAAAAAGAACACTGCAAAAAAAATAGACTTCCATGGAACGACGCTAAAGCTCAAGCTAGCGCTAAAGAAGCTTTTGATAGATTATTTAATCTAAAGTGGACACCTCCTGGTCGTGGACTTTGGGTAATGGGAACTCCAATAGTTATGACACAAAAAAACTCAGCAGCCCTTCAAAACTGCGCCTTTGTAAGCACCGCAGAAATGACAAAAGCAAATCCAGCAAAGCCTTTTGGTTTCCTAATGGAGGCATCAATGCTTGGAGTTGGAGTTGGATTTGATGATAAGGGCGCGGATAAAGATTTTACAATTTATCAACCGACCCGTTCAACTGTAAAAGAGAGCATCGAAGACTCAAGAGAGGGCTGGGTTAATTCCGTAATACTACTTATAAACTCCTACTTAAAGCCTGATCAAAATATAGTTGAGTTTGACTATTCCGAAATTAGACCAGCCGGTACTCCAATTAAAACTTTTGGAGGAACAGCAGCTGGGGCAGATCCCCTTATCAAGCTTCATAATCATATTAAAAAAATGTTTGATGGACGCGATGGAGATAAGTTAACGCGTGTAGATATAGCAGACATAGGAAACACAATAGGTGTATGTGTGGTTTCAGGAAATGTAAGACGTTCGGCAGAACTTCTTATCGGTAGACTAGATGATGAGAATTTCTTGAATTTAAAAAACCCAGATATGTTTCCCGATAGAAATTCATATTCAGCTGAATCTCCTGGATGGGGCTGGATGTCTAATAATTCAGTAGAAACTTCTGTTGGTATGGATCTTTCGTCTATAGTTGACGGGATTGCCAGAAATGGTGAACCTGGAGTCATTTGGCTGGATATGTCCAAAAAGTATGGAAGATTAGCTGATCCTCCCAACAATAAAGATTGGCGTGTTGCGGGATATAATCCATGCGCTGAGCAGTCCTTGGAATCCTACGAGTGCTGCACGCTTGTTGAAACATATCTAAATAGACATGATTCTTTGGATGACTTTAAGAGAACACTAAAGTTTGCGTATCTGTACGCCAAAACAGTAACACTGCTTCCAACACATTGGGAAGAGACGAACGCTATAATGCAGAGAAATAGAAGAATAGGAACTTCTGTTTCAGGGGTTGCCAATTTCGCAGATCGTTTAGGTTTGCCAGTTTTAAGAGATTGGTTAAATAATGGATATCAAACAGTTCAGAGATATGACAATATTTATTCAGAGTGGCTGGGCATAAGGGAGTCCATTAAAACTACTACAGTTAAGCCTTCTGGTACAGTCTCTATCTTAGCTGGTGAGTCACCAGGCGTTCACTGGACTCCGGGCGGAGAACATTTTTTTAGAGCTATAAGATTTTCAAATGAAGATCCAATGTTACCACTCTTTAGAATGGCAAACTATAGAGTGGAACCAGCTTCCGAGTCTCCAGATACTACTTCTGTTGTTTTTTTTCCAATAAAATCTAGCGCACTTAGATCGGAAAAAGATGTAACTATTTTTGAGAAAATGTCCTTAGCAGCAACAGCACAAAGATACTGGTCTGATAACTCTGTTTCAGTAACTATTTCTTTTGATTCAGACACGGAAAAGCAACACATTGGAACCGTACTGCATATGTATGATGGTCAATTAAAAACCGTATCATTCTTGCCGCAAGGTAACTTCACATATCCGCAAATGCCATACACTCAAATAGACGAATCAGAGTATAAGCAGTCTTCCGATAACTTACTTCCGATTGATCTAACTGGAATATATGCTGGCTTAGCTGCGGATGCGATTGGCGAGCAGTATTGTACGACTGATTCTTGTGAAATTAAGTTTATTAAAGAAAATATAAAGGTTTGATATGTCAGAGGATTCAGACTTTGAAAAAAAATTTTCAGAAATAATAAATTCTGATGATTTAAAAGATATTTCTAATTCTATTCCAAAAGCTGAGTCCATAACAATAAAAGACATTTTGTTAATACAGCAATCTTTAATTGATTCTTTAAATAATACTTTAGATATTTTACGAGGATTGGATAGTGGTGAGATTGATCTGCTAGAATTTAATGGCGAAGAGCTTGACAGACTAATGTTATTGTATAAAGTTTCAGAAGAGTTTAATAGTTGCATAGAAGAAAACTTTGTCATACTTACAGTTGACGATGAAGATTTAGATGACGAAATTTTTGATAACGAGGAAAATGAAGAAGATGGAGATGATTGAAGATAGTATTATAAACGTCTTAGATAAGGGTTATGTAAGATTGGTAGATGTAATGGGTTCTGATCTATCAGTGGTCAACGCTGCTAGGGCATCATTTGCAAAAGAGTCTAAGGAAATGTCAGTTTCTGATGCAAGACTACTGCATTTCTTGGTAAGAGAAAATCACATGTCTCCTTTTAGACACGCTTTCGCAACATTTGAATTTAAGGCTCCTCTGATGGTTGCTCGTCAGCATTGGAAATATGTTGTTGGATCTGATCATACTATGGATTCTTGGAACGAATCCAGCAGAAGATATATTACCATGGACCCAGACTTTTACGTACCAAACAGGGATCAGTGGAGACTTGCTCCTGACAATAAAAAGCAAGGCTCTGGTGGTCCGCTGGATCCATTAACGGGGTCTTTTCTGACAGATGAGCTAATGAATTTGATTGATAGATCTGAAAAAATGTACAATATGGCAATGGAGTCAGGAGTTGCCGCAGAGCAAGCTAGGCTTTTCCTGCCAGCGTATGGAATGTATGTAGTTTATCGATGGTCATGTAGTTTGCAGTCAATAGCTCTTTTCTTGTCTCAAAGATTATCAGAAGACTCGCAAAAAGAGATACAAGACTACGCATCTGCAGTAAGAGATTTAATAATAGATAAATTTCCAGTATCTATTCCTTTATTGATAGGTGAGCTTAAGTGATTTTAATCATAGTAAAAATATTACTTTTTTCGTTTATAATAAACTGGTGTATGTCACTTCAAATCTTTCAACAGTCTCTTACCTCTTCTAGAAGAAGAGATAGGTTTATTTCAGTCGTTCTAGCAATACTTGCTGGATGCTTAGCGGGTCTAATATTACTATGGTAGTCGACTTTGCTTCGAAAAAAGATTTTCAATACATGCAGATGTGCGTTGCAATAGCTGGTATATTTTCTACCTGCGCAAAAAAACAGTATGCATCGATACTGCTTGATGATTTGGGTCATGTTGTTGGCATGGGGTATAATGGTAGTCCAAGTGGATTTGTCCATTGCAAGGACGGTGGATGTCCAAGACATTTAGATAATTCGCCAAATGGATCCTCATACGACAATTGCATAGCAATACACGCAGAGGCAAATGCGTTTTTACATTCTGATTATGCAGCAAAGCCTACAAAAATATACGTCAATGGTCCGCCATGCTTTTCGTGCGCAAAGTTAATAGCAAATTCTACAGTTAAGACTGTATACTATACTAACGATTCGTCTTACAAAGATTGGCCCAAAGTAAAACAGTTTCTATCAGATTGTTCAGTTAGATCAATAGAGGTGAAAATTGCCAGCAGCTAAGTTAAACTATATTCTAGTATATAAAAACCACAGTCAACTTTATGGGTGTTCATCTAAAAAAATAGCAATCGACAGTCCTCCGCCTGAAGGTTGTTCTGAATCAGATAAGAATGTATTCTTTGTAACATTCGAGCCAGATACAGATAATATTAGTATACATAAAGTTAATAACGAGGAAGAAGTAAAATGACAAAAAAATATAATAACAAAAAAAAGATTAATCTAAAATTGTCAGTAGGAGATACTGCCATAGTTTTAGATTATGATACTGCACTTCATATAGCTGAAACATATGATTATCTTGCAAATGAACAGCACGATGATTACTCTGAATCATTTAGGGCAATAGCCGATCACGTTCGTGCTCAGGCAATGGAAAACTATTTCGACACCGCGGATGACGAATATGAAGAGTGGTGATAAATATGCAGTTGTTTGCCTTGCATTTTTACTTGGTTCAGCTATTGGTAAAGTTAGGTCTAAGAAAAAAATAATTAGACTTAATAAACAACCTAGTATTGAACAATACCTAAATAGGTTAACAGAATTCTTTGATTGTAATTATTTAGAATACGCAGAAGATGAATTTTTGACCTTAGTTGATTTTGGCATGAGTCCAGAAAATGCCTTTGGTTCATTAGTAAATGGGGGTTTTGGCCAGTGATAGATTTATGTGTCATAAGCTATAGTACTAGGCCACTACTTAACAGATTCTTAGATTGTCTACACCATGATCTTCATCAGGTAGACAAGAGATGGAATTTGTTTTTGGCAGACAATGGATCACTAGACGACACAGATAATTGGGTTAGACATAACTTTGGTAGGTATAGTTTCAATAAGTATATTCAGAATGAAAACATTGGTTACTCAGCCGCGTGCAACAATTTGGCGAGCTTAGGTAAATCAGACGTGATAGCACTGCTGAACGCAGACGTCTGGATGACAAGTAGTGACATTCGTGCAATTGATGATATCTTTCAACACAATGCAGACATA